AAGGGTAAGAATTATATTATCTCGCTGAACGGTAGTACCAATTATTTTTCTTGTGTATGTATCAGATGTTATTGAAGACTCTAAATTAGAATTTGTTGGAGAGGCACCATCGTTAGCCTCAATAACAAGTCTTCCAGATGTCCGCATTTCGTTACGTGGGCCTGGAGTAGACTCGTGAAGCCCGTCTACAGGGTCTTCTAAAGCAATATTATAAATTGCATTTGCAGATGGTGCAGTTTGTCCAGTTATTGCAGAAGAACCCTGCGTATCCCCCCCTCCAACCGCTGATGCGGTAGGAGTTCCTGTATTGTCTTCACCTTGAAAAAAGTTTACGTCTGGAATTGTAACTTTTATTGTTGCACCATTATAAACATCTGCTATCTTTGATAATGCTTCATAAGAAGTATTTGCCGAACCCCCACCTATCAAATAACCCCTATCCATATGCTCACCATATGCACTAGCGATTGTTATCTTATTTTTGTTTTGTTCAATTGTTTTTGCAGTGTCATCCCATGTTGAAATGTCTATATCAGCAGTATCTTTATACAAATGGATAGCTCTTGAAATATCCGCAACTGTTCCAGTTTTATTATTAGATGTTTTAATGTCATAAAGATACATCGTGTAGTCAGAATGTGAATGAGTAGTATTTCCTGTATTAGAAGAAAGAGCCAAGAAATCCATGTCTCTTACACGAGCGGTTCCAATTTTTGTCTGGGATAGAAATTTTTTATATTGAGTACCATAGGTGCTATCACTTGCACTCGTACCAGATGTATTTTGAGATGCAGCATCTGCACAATGAAGGTCAACAAGGGCGTGGGTACTAATATCAAAGAATCCATTAGCAATTTTTACATTAAGTTTATTCCCTATTGAAGTAGAAATCCCCACTGATGTTACTGTTTGTGTGTCTCTACCCTTATCAATTGTAATATACTTAGTGCCGACACTATCATATTCATAGCCTTTGACATAAGCTTTTCCAGATTCAAGACCAGCAGAAAGTTTACTCTCAAAAGAAATAATTGTATTTCCATTTTGAACTTGAAGGGCCGTATCGGTTACTAATGTGTTTGCTGAACTTAGAGTGGTAACTATAGCTGTTTGAGCAGTATTACTACTCAAGCGAATAACATCATTAACCTTTACCTCATTTAAAAAATCAGTACCGATGCCCTTGAGATTTACCGAAGATTCTGTAACATCAGTATTTGAAACTCTACCAGTAACTCCGCGATGGTCTACAAGTTCCAAATTAAAAGGAGATATGGTATAGTCTCCAGATTCATCATGAGTTCGTCTAGCTAGAGTTCTTTCTAATTCTGAATATACTGGATATTTAACTTGATCAACTTTGACACCATTATCAACTTTCAATAATTGATAAAAATTAGCATCTGCAGCTGCTTCAACATCATCTGCAGAGGAGAATGTTTTAGAACTAAGAGTTAATTCAATCTTGTATCTTGTTGCGCCCTGAGCAGCATAATTGTATGCACCCTGAGCTGGATCAAGTAGAGTGGTATCGCTGTCTGAAGTTACAATACTTTCTGTAGTCTGAAATCCAACTCTATATGAAGGAGTATTACTATATTTTTCTAAGATTAATGACTCTGCATCTTTAAATATAAAAAAACCACCGACATAAAACACACCCGAAGAACAACTAACAACTGATCCAGCTCCAACCGAATCAGCAACACCAGACGCTCCAGTTGCACTGACTGTATTTGCCTGTGTAGTAGTTCCTGTTACGGTAAGAGTTTCACCATCATTAAATTCAGTTGAACTTTGAAACTGCACCATCAAAGTTGGTTGGTCTGTTGTTGAAGAAGCGGCAGTAGCCACAACTTTAGCTGTAGCGTTTGATGCCCCACCTGTTATGGTTGTATTCTCAAAATCAGTAATTGTTAAATCAGCACCCGCAAACTGTGTTTCAAGCTTAACAGATTTTATTTGATTGTCATAATTAAGATCACACCCCAAAACAATACTACCCTCGCTAAAAGTATGTTTACCATATCTCTCAACCTGTTTTTGAAGAATAGTTTGAAGTTGAGTAACCTCTCTAGCCTGTACAGCATATCCAGGCCTAAAAAGAACTCTATAAAATCCTTTAGTTTCATCGTAATCATCATAATACGGATTTACATCAAAATCTGTAGTAAGTGCCATCTATATTTCCCTAAAATGAATTGTGATAATCAGAATTCTATGATAAGTTTCACATCTTCAATCTGATCGTTTGCTCTTGTAACAGGGGAACGATTCTCTACATAGAGAACATCACCACTAAATCTCTTCAAGTCTCCACCTGTAACTGAACCCGCATCATTTGCTGTTGCCGAGGCTCCAGACCCAGCACCTAATTCATTATTTATTGTATTAGCAGCAATAACTTCTGATGTAGTAAAATATCCATAAATGCTGTTATATCCAGCAGTTGTAGAATTTCCAGCTGGAACAATATCAGTTAATCGTAGAGTATTATTACTTGTAAAGTCAACCACTCTTCCTGTGCATCCAGAAGTCGCTCCAGTTACTAATTCGTCAGCAGCATACTGAGTACCATTCCACGTTTTAAGAACGATAGTTGTTGCTTGGTCTATGACTGAAGCAGTAGAAACATCACCATTTGCATATTTGGGTTGAGCTACAATACCCACCTTACGAAAATCATTATTGGTTGTGAAATTATTTGATTCCGAATATTCAAGTCTAGCATTTGTAAGAATATAATATCCACCAAGTTCTTTTATAGCATCAGAACCATGACCACCAACTGGGCCGACAATTGGAGTCAGAGATGTTGGAGATATTGTTAAATCAGTTGTATTTGCTACAATAGAAATAGAAGCATTAGAATAATTATTCCCAACTGAAATAACAGAAATAGCATTAATTCCACCAGTTGTAGTATTAACAGTTGCTCTTACATTAGCCCCCTGGCCGTCACCAGAAATTACAACTTTAGGCCCGACTGCATATCCATCACCCGCTGCGGGCGCAACAGATAATGCGGGAGTGAATGTTAATGTTGTAGTACCATGATTGTAAGCGGTAATTGTTCCACCCTTTCCACTCTGGGAACCACTAGTAAAATAAATATCAGAATTTACAATAGAATTTGTAGCAAATCCTGCAGTAGCACCAGATATTTTTATTGTAGATGTTGTTGGTGTGCCGATAATTGTTCCAACCTCACCTTGATAGCCAGACCCTCTTGTAGAAATCTTAACTACTTCAATTGCACCATTTCCACCATTTGTTGCTGCAACTGCTGTTTCAACATCATATTGATTCTGGCCAGGAGAACTGTCATTAGTATTAGCGAGATAATCATTCGCTCTTCTTACTGTACGAACAGGAATATAATTTGGTGTAACAAACTTTAAAGCATCTGATGCTGAAATTTGATACAAAAATTTCCATTTATAACCATCGGCAGTTGAGATAAGACTTGTTCCAGTTCCAGTTGGTTTTACCGTGGATGTTGTACCAACAGCACCGCCTGAAGTTGTTTCATTATTAGCAAGACATTTATAGACATTAAATTCGTCTGTCATCACAAAGAAATCTTGACTAAAAAGATCCGCCTCCGTATCTGTATAAGCAAAATAACTAGTATTATTAGTCCAGTTTTTTCTGGGAATGACATGAGACACATCTGAAGAAGAAATCTTCTTTGCGGCAATCATATCACGCCAATGCTCATAGTGTGTGTTAGCTACAGCATCGGTTGGTGATGGTGGAGCAGTGTCATCACTCCACGCTGTGGTTTTACCTATAAATAGGTACATATTTGTATTGAGGAGCCCGCTAGCGTCTGAAACGGCCGCACCAGAGGTAGCAGTCACCTCATCAAATGCCTCCACAAATTGTTTGGCATTATGAATACGAAATTTATTAGTTACTAAAGCAGGCATTGAGTATCCTCCAAAAACTTATTAAAATTATTGTTCTTATATATTTAGTCAAGAAGGAACTACCTCTAAAGTTCTTGTCTTGACTGTTGCATCCAAAATTGGATATAATTCTTCACCGCTAGATACCTTTAAGAATGTATTATTTGCGATATAATCTATTCTATAAAGTTCTTCTTCATTATATAACATTTTACCTTCATAATATCCTATAGGCTCTAAGAGAAGAGTATAATTTTCTTCTTGTGCAAGATATGTATCATCTTCAAGGAGAATAAGATTCTCATCCTGAGTCAACTCTCCATCTTCTACAAGTAACCTTTCTCCATCTTCAAGCACAATATCATTTCCAAAAATTTCATCCGCCTCACGAATTTGCATGGATTCAAATGGAGTAAATCTACTCTTAAATCCATCAATCATAAAATGATACATCCTGCCCGAGTCATTAAAGTATGTATCATCAGCAGAATGTTCTGTTTCACAAGTTTCCATCTTCAAAACTCCCTCATCATCCAGCGAACGCGAATCTCTTCCATATCTCACTGTATAAACTTGTGGAGTGGAATTGCCATAATCTCTCTTAATCTTCTCTCCATCAACTTCATCTAAAAGATAGCTTGTCGTATCATTTCCAATTACAGCTACATCTATATCTTCATCTTCAGATTCAAGAAGAATTGAACCATAATCAACTTGAAGTAGAAAATCTTTTCCAATATCCGAATCATACTGAGAACCAGCCTGTATTACCTGGCCTGTTTCCCCATCTGAGAATATGATTTGAGCATTATCTCTGACTCCGTGGGGGAATCTATCTAGTCCCTGTATTTCAACCTCAACGGTAGTCTTTGCTACTATGCCCGTTTCACTCACGAGCTGATTTCCATTTTCTGCAACCAGATTAGAATCAGAATATATTGGATTGTCTGTTTGAAAAGTAAATGGTGCTGTTCCAGCAGGTCTATTATCATTTGTAACCGTTATTGTTCCCGTGCTGTCTGTCATAGCATAATGGTCTTCATGTAAAAGATGTATTGGGTGACCATCAACTGTGCTCTGCTCTAAAATCCATCTATTCGCACCAATGAATTCATCCTCAGCGATTTCAACACATAATCCTTCTGGAATAAGTGTGCCAACTCCTTCATTTCCAAATGTCGTATAATCCTCAAGAATTATTTCACCACTTTCAAATCCCTCTAATCCAAGACTTGGAACAAACTCTGATATCTTCAAATCATGAGTAATGCTGCCTACAGCTTTAAGAACCTCATCACAAATATTATTTGTAATATGTTCTAATTGAAGATTATCCCCACTCTCTGTAAGATAGGGCCTTCCCAGAACAGATGGTGTAAAATCCTCCATCTGAATTTGAAAATCTTCTTCAAGAGCAATACTAGATTCATCAACAATTATATCAAGATAATCTTCATGGATTAATCTTCTGTTATTACTTTGTACAGAATCGTCTAATGCAATAAGGTCTTGAGAATCTTCTGCGACAATATGTTCAAAAACTCTATCATCGGAATTTTCAAAGATAATTAAATCAAGTTGCGAAGTAGTACTTTCAAGTTCAATATACTGAACTTCTTCATCTACTACATGCTCTTGTTGTAGGACTTTTCTATCATTGCCTTCAATTATAATATTACTACCATTTTCTGCAATTAGATTCATCCAATCTTCACGTTCCAATATTATTGGGGCATTAAAATCATCAGCAAATGATGTTCCAGTTCCCTCTACTTGAGATTTGCGTGTATATTCTGCTCTCAAGAAAGCTCTTGATTCTCCATCAAGAGGGTCAGTCTTGTCTATTGCAAAATATGAATTAGGATCGTGTTCCAGAACTAACGAATCTCCACTTGCAGATAAAAGATTATCAAGGTCAAAATCTGATTCTGAGACAAATCTTTTACCATCCTCAGAAAGAAGTTCAAAATCATCACCACTTATGAATGTAGCAGTTCCTTCAAGTTTTCTTGTATAACTTGCTACAGCTTCACCCTTGGAAGATGCATATTTCAGGCCTTCCATTCGGGTCTGAGCAGAGATTGGTATTACTTCTTCACCAGATTCACCAAATAATCTATCTCCACCTTCTGTGAAAAACTCATCTTTCACACCCCCAAGGCTTGATATATCATGTTCTATTAAAAGTCTAAATTCATCTGCATGCTCTTCTCTAGAATTGGGAATAATTTCTACTTCTCTATAACTAATGACTTCATCAGTCATCGTATCTTCCATGGCCATATAGACAGGGAACATTCCATTCGTGTCTTCAAGCATCAATAAATCAAAATCAAAGCCTTCTGTCTCTGATGGCTGAACTTCTTCTGTCAATAAAAGACCACCATCTTGAAGAAGAAGATTTCCTGTTTCACCAGCTTTACCATGAAATGGATCTGTCGCAACAATATTATTTCCATCTTCTGTTGAAATATTTTCACCAGCTTCTGTGAGAAGATCCATTTGAAGTTGATATTCAAGACGGATATTCGCTGGAAGGTCTGTTTCCAATCTTAACTGACTACCAAAACCCATATCAATATGGACAGCTCCTAATTCTTCCTCTGGAAATTCAATCTGAGGAATAAAAAAGCCACGAGAGTCATCTCTATCTGTAACTGTTATTCTATTATCATAAAAAACTTCATCCGTTTCATAAGCAACATAATTTGAAAGATCATCAGCATCGTATTCAGAGCCTAATACAAAAGTATTCGCGGTTTGGTCAGTCTCAAGCACATACGTAGCACTTTCATATAATATTCTTCCACCACCAGAACCAGTTTCAAATATTATGTTATATTCTAAATCATTATTCTCTAATGTTATATCATCTAAATTGTCTTCCGTTTTAATTTGAACAGTATCAGCTATTGGCTCAAATAATACATAATTATCTTCCTCTGCCTGTTCCTCAAGTTCAAGATTAGAATCATCTTCTTGAATTATAGAATTATAAAAGTCTTCATGCATAATTTTGGATTGGTCATCCTCAAGAAGAAGATTATAATAAGTAACAGCGCTTAATGCAATATCTGACTGAAACTTAATATTATCTACACCAGGCGATTCTGGTACTAGATTATCCCCACTTTCAGTATGTAGCCAGTCTCCATAATGTTGAATCACAACTTCTTCAGTTCCAATAAAATCACCCAAACCTTCAAGACCAATTCCAGCATTATCTTGTTCCAAAAGTAAATCAAAATCTATGCCTGGAAACTCCATCTTATTATCTATTGCAGTAGGTGGAGTTAATATAATATTTGGTGCAGAAGATGAACCTATCTGGGTATTTTGTGAAGCTGTATTTTGATTTGCTAATGTTATTCCCAAAGTCTTGAATGAAGGAACATTAATTGTATTTGCAACCTGTGCTGTATTAGCTTGAGTATGTTCAATAGTTCTTGCAGCAGAATTCATTAATCCAGCAGTTGCATTGATATACATAGAAACTTCACCAAACATCGCTAGACCAGCTGGATGCACTAAATCAAGAATCTTATTTCTATATGTCGCCACATCAACATCTGTCTTAATGACATAAGAAAAATCTTGATAATAATAATTGTCCTGTAGTTTCCCCTGTGCACTTAGAAGGCCTTGCGTCCCAGTAAAATAACCATCATATTCTGCAAGAGCTCCCAATTGAGCGGTTAATATTGCATTTCCATCGCCCACCTGAGATGCATCTATCGTTGGAGCAGAAGTATATCCAGCACCAAAATTATAAATTGAAATAGCTTGAATAGCACCAATAGCAATAGATGCAATTGAAATAACAGCATTATTACCATTGATTCCAGTATTAGTCCAATACGTATTTGTTGAAGCTAAATTTGATGTAATTACTCTTCTAGTTAGAAGACTAGTTTCAGCATCTGTATCTGATGGTGCACTTGGTAATGTAACCGTGAATACAGAAGTATTAGTAACAGTTGCAACTGTATGTATATTATTGTATTTGTTCGCAGAAGAAGTTGCTTTTTCAGAACCCGAAATTTGTATTTTTTGATTTGCACTAAAACCATGAGCATTTTGTGTAAGTGTGACTGTAGTTGCTGGAGAACCAGAAGTTACCAAATTAGCAGAAACAAAGTCTCCAATCAATACAGGAGTTTCAGACACATCGTTTGTGTATGAAGTAATGGTATCAGTTGCAGAAAAGTTATTTGCCCCAGACATCTTAACTCTGAGTACCGTGTTCCCTGTAGAAACTGAAGCTGTAGGCTCATCAATAAAATCTAAAACAACGCCGGAAACTGTATTACCCTCATTCTTGATAATTGTATTTCCAGAGAAATCATTTGCAATAGCAGAATTCAAAGTTAAGAATATTGAATTTGCTCCAAACTTAGCTGGGTCATTATTATATGAAACTGAGGTATTATTAGCAACTGTTACAACTGGAATACTAGCATATCCCTGACCCGAAGATAAAACTTGAATAGAACGTATAGAACCAACAGCAGTAGTTGTTCCTGTTAAAGCCCCATAATACGTATTTGATGTGACTGATGCTGGAGTATTAGAAAATGTAATATTCGCACCTGTATCAGATATTACAGCATTGTATCCATTTGCTGCCATAGCAGAACCAGCACTATCTTTTTGAGTATCAAAGACTTGAATTTCATCTGTGTTAATGAAATTTTTAGTAGCCGATATACCACCATGAGCATCAACATAAATAGAACCTAAGGCATAAGTAACCGCGGCTCCCGCAACAGAAACTACTGTACCAAATTTGGCAGTATCTCCATCATGATTGTTGATGGTAGCATTTGATTCTCTATCTAATTCGTTAGTTCCATGTTCAGTAAATAAATGATTTCCGTCTTCTGTTAAAAATCCACCCCGCTCGGATATAAAGAGAAAATCTCCCTTCTTTGGAGCTGTACCTGTAAAGGCTGCACTAAATGTTGTCGTGGAATTTGATAATAAATGGTCATTAGCAGTATTATCTTCAAAATTAGAAGTGAAGGATGCAGCGTTTAATCTATCATCCTTAACTAAGTTGATAATAGTAGAAGTTGTAATGACATTGGCTGTTGGAACAATTGTCTCAACTCTAGCCGATGCCCCACTACCACCAGTACCTTCATTTACAAATGTTACAGTATCGCCAACCGCAAAACCATCACCACCATCTATAATATTAAAATCACTAATTGTAGCATCAGATACCGCTGATACTTTAGCAGCTGCTTCCGTTCCAGCACCACCAGAAACAACAAGATCCTGACCAACTTTATAGTTTGAACCACCATCTGCTACTACAATATCTGAAAGTATTCCAGTAGTGGTAGCAGAACCATAATCACCATTTGCATCTGCAGTAGTTGTGGTGATTGTTTCGTCAGCAATAAAAGTACTATATCCCTCAGTTGCATTGTTAGCATCAACCTGAGATAGATAAAGTTCCGAAATGATTGTAGCACCAACTTGATATGTCTGAGTTCTTTCAACTATAGCTGTAACATTTGATGTAGAACCTTTAACTATTCTTCCCTCAAATACAAGAAAATTATTAGCTAAATCATTATCTATTTTTAATGTTGTATCAAGAGTCCATCTTCCATCCGATAATCTAAGAATATCTGTACTTGGATAATAAAAAGAGACATCTTCTTTGCCATACAATAATCTAAAAATATACTTGAATGAATCCTCATTACCTTTTGCTCTATAATAGTCTTTGATATTTTTTAGAATTTTATTTTTATCTGCCAACATCCCTTGAGGCATACCATCTAAAAATTCTTTTCGGAAAAGTTCTACAAATCCGGCGGGGGCTTTATCTATATCTTGAAAGGATTTTAAATTTCTAGCAGCATTGAGAGGCTGTCGTGTATACGTGTTAACTGTAGCGGTTACTCTGGAAGACTGCCCCTCTATTGATTCACCAATTTGAAAATTGCCATTATTTGTTTCTTCAACAAAGGTTTTTGTATCACCATGTTTCCCTCTAACAATACCCCTAGCCCCAGAGCTCTTACCCTCTATTGTTTCACCACTTAAAAATTGAGTCCCTTGTCTATTTGGATTTTCAAAGTCTACATATTCCGTGACTGTTGAATTAGAAGTTTCAATAGTGATGTATGGAGTAGTATTTGCAATGGTAACATTACCACCCATCCCCGAATGATTATTACAATAATAATAGAGATTGGTATTGGCTAGGTCTGGTTCAATGTAGACTGAAGTTTGAGCAGTAGCTGTTCCTGGCGTTCCCCAAGCAACAACAAAGACACCATTGGAATATTCCTCTCCGCCCGGCGTGTGTCTACCATCGGGAATTGTAGAAATTCTGAGTTTGTGGCCTACATTTGTAGCATCACTTTGGTCAAAAATATAAGTGGTTCCAGTATTAACACTGAGAGTAGGAGAAACTGCACCATCAACATAAAATTTATTTGCCGCATTACTATATGCATTATTACCAGTAGTGACCGTAACAGTGTATGTTACATCATCAACTTCCTGTATGGGCTTATCTTCATTTAAATTTACATTAGTAATAGTGAGAAGATTGAGCTCCATGAACTCATAATATTTCTCAACAAATTTTGTAAATTGGGGATGATTTTGTTGGACAAATTGAGGTAATAACTCCTCAACCTGAGTATATATGGCCCCTCCGTCTAAACGCATTAGTATCCCGAGCTAGAGGTTGATGTTGTCTGTACTATAGTAGCTCTTCCAGTTCCAACCGTATCAATCATGGTTATTGAAATATCATTATTAGATATCAATAAAATTTGTTCCCTAAAAGGATTAACATCATTTGAAGAAGGTTCAACTGTTACTGAAACATTTGCTGTACCATCGGCAATTGAAGTTGGAGCAAATGAAGTAAGAGCAACAATGCCATCAGTGTAACTTACTGTCCCTACATTATTAGCTACAACTACCCTATCAACGCCAGAAGTTCTATAAACTTGTAAAATTCCATCTTTGTCTTGTAATGCACAAGAAGTCCTCCCAATACCAGAATCATCTTCATGACTGAATTCTGTACTTGAAATTGAAATATCGGTATTTGATTCATTTTTAATTTCATTTGAGAATTTCAAAGAATAGGAAGACGATACCCCCAAAGTTGGAGTAAATGATCTCCTTAATTTGACAGATGTTAAACTACTTTCTATAGCAGTTTCTGTTTGGTCTATTTGCTTAATTAAAGGAGAATATCTAAATTGATTAGCAAACAAGCCTAAGTTTGAAACACCATACTGATATATTGTATTTGTTATAGAATTTTTTATAGATTCTGCAGAAATTGTTGTCTTTGTTGAATCATATTTAATAGAGGATGTAATAGTAATATACATATAATCTGGGTCAACAACCTCTGGAGTAATTGACACCACATTTCTATTTCCCAATACAGTATCCGCAATATATGCTTTGGTAGATGTAGAAAGAGATAATCCTGTTTGTGGTTTTACAGCTAGATATACTTTTCCATATACTGGTGGGTCATTCTCCTCACCACCCCACGCGACAATAGATTCTGCTGCTGGATAATCTCGTTCAAGGAGTCTCTTATAATCATTGATTGTCACCGCTCTATTCTGTGCTTGATAATTCTTAGGGGCATTAAATTTTATTGTATTAATACTATCTCGCTCTGCTCCACCAACTCCATTAGTTAAAGTAGTTACAGTTGCATTTGAATACCCCCCTATCCCACTCACAGGAACAAAAGTCTTAGCGCCATTTGGTTCAGCTCCATCTGCGACTAATGAAGATAATATTATAATATTTCCTGTAACTGGTTTTCTTCCTACTACACCATCTCCAAAAGTTACATCATATCTACCAGTTTCATCTTCTTCTAAAAAATAAACATTTGCTGTGGAATTGACAGCAGTTGTATCGTTTGCAGAAGTATATGTATACAAATTTGCATTTGTAGCTGAAGTTTGAATTTTAACTGTAAGAGTACTCGTATCTGTATTGGCGTTTGGTAAAAGATATTTCTGGTCTGGGTCTATAGTATTTGCCGTATACTTATGAGTTAATGGTGTTCCTTGTGTCAATTCCACATTCGCTGTGGTGTAAATACCATTTGCATTGATATTAACAGTGGCAGAATTTGCAGTACAAAACACATAACTAATACCATTTACTGATGATGTAAATTGAGTATTTTTTTCAATGATTATGGTGGCTGGAGAATCAGCTGGAGTAATGGTGATATCAACAAAGGCTTTAGCACCTTTCTGAGATACTGGCGTGTATCCCATGTGCTTAGCTCTTGAAACAACTGAACTACGAATTGTTGCTGTGTCCAGAAACATTTCATTCGCGACCATATTCAAATAAAAAGCATTATAGTGGGTATTGTAGGCCAGAAGATCCAAAAGGACTGACAATGCTGAAGCATCAAAATTATAATCCGAAAATTCATTCTGATCACTTAAAAAATTCTTGAGGTTAGTTTTGATAGTATCAAAATCTAATTCAGATACCTCTAGTTTTGAAGCAACATCTGACATGGTTATCTCTCTCTAGTTAAAAATAGTTCCAGAGTTTGGTCTTCAATTTGGTTCACTAATCTAAAAATTACAGCAACTCTGTAGCGGTTGTATTCTGGTTCTGACTTTATACCAATTTCTAATAACTGTGCCCTGTCTTCCCATGCTGTAATCGCTGCTGTTATCTCATTCTCAAGTCTTTCAATTGTCAAATCAGTCATTGGCTCAAAGAGTAAATTTTTTACACCCGAACCTAATTCTGGATTAAAGAGTCTTTCTCTATTTTCGGTAAGCAAGACATTAGATATTCCTCTTTTTACTGAATTTGTGTCACCAACAGTAGCAACATCACCAGTAACAGGATTTGAAATAAAATCAAAATCTAAGTCTCGGTATCCCTTTGAGTATGTAGGCATATTTCCTTTATATTTATTTAGTTGAATTAAACAGACTGAAAACTCAAACCAAGAAGTCCACCCAATTTCTCAAGGGGGTCTATTCCATTAATTTCTGTAGATACAAGTAAAAGTCCCATACTAAATTTATAGGACTTATCTGGTGCACCACCCGAACCTGTTAAGGCTGATTTTATCGCATCATTACCACCATTTGTCTTAATTGGTAATAAGTAAATTCCAGCATTCGGAAGGCCTACAGTTAATAGATCAAGAAAAAATTTAATTTGTGCTAAAATTCCTTTAAGGTAATCTGTTAAATCGTCTATAGCTAATATAAGAGAATCTATAAATGCTGTGTAGGTTGCTGCAAGACCTATAAGACCATTGGCTAATTCTATAAGACCATCAAAAAAATCTGACCAGCCTGGAATCAATTCTGCAGCCGTTATTGAATTAAAATCTGGAGCTATTGAATTAGGAG